ACAACTACGCGCAGGCCATGATCAACGATGGCCATGAGAAGAACTGGCTCTACTTCGTCCACGACAACGCGCCACACATGGTGTATTCGGCCAATCCTCATGTCGTATTGCGCCTTAATGGGCGTCTTGAGAAGGAAGCTGAATACGTTACCGACGAGTTCAACCCTCTTTGGAAGTTTGGAGAGGTCCGAGGCGGTTCAAACCCAATCTACGTTGACGGTCTGTACTGGACCTTCTTCCACAGCTCTTTGCCGTGGATAAACAAAAAGCGTCGGTACTACATGGGCGCATATGCCTTCGAGGCAAAGCCTCCGTTTCGCATCGCTCGGATGACGACTTTGCCGATCCTGACCGGAACAAATCAGCAAGACTGGTGGCCGGGGCTTCCGGCGGTCGTCTTCCCGTGTGGTGCATTCTACGACAGTGCAAAGAATCAATTCGTCGTGTCTTACGGCATCAACGATGTTGATTGCGGCTACATCAAGCTGCCTCTCGTTGACATGCTTGAGATTACGAAGGTCATTCGACCGAAGCGCGATGTCGTTAATAAGGAGAACCCAGTCAAACTCGACGAGGTTCTCGATCCGATTCCCCAAAGGCACAAACTGAAACGAAACAAGAAAACAAAGTATGATCAACTGGCTAAGAGGCTCGAAGAAGGAGAATCCGAAGAACCTGCTGGAGCTGCCTGACATCAACCTGTCCGACTGGCAGACCGATGGCCAACAGGCTGAACTCGCTCAAATCCTGAGCATGCCCGTCCTTCGCATGGCTTTACGCATCGTGGCTGAATCAATGCCAGTTCCGATGCCGTCTCATGGCAGCAAGGAATCGGACATTATTTTCGCTGCCGGTGTAACCGCTGGCTACGCGCATTGTCTTGAAAACCTTCGTAAATTGGCGGTAATTGAAACAGCGAAAGAACCTGAAGCAACATTCGATAAGCAATACTAACAAATTATGGAAGAACCACTGAACTCACCTCTCGTCAACGCCGCGCAACCTCCCGACTTCGGCAGCTCGTTCATCGACGCTTTCAAGGCAAGTGGCATTGATGACGCCGCATTGGCTGATGAGTCGGCCAATTCTGCCTCGCAGATTACGGAAGAGCCGAAAGCTAAAACTCAGAAGCCAGCCGCAAAGTCCGTAGACGCTTCCAAGCTCAGCAAGGCTGAGATGGATATCGAGCGGATGTTCGGTACGAAAAAGCAGCAGGCCGAGGCTCCGACTTCTACGGACGCTGATTCCGATATTCCCGAGACGATCAAGTCTACGAAGGCCGCTGATGCTTTCCGCAAGATCAAGGAAGAGAAGGCTTTGCTGGCCAAGCAGTTGGATGAGCTGAAGTCTGGAAAGACTGCCAATCCGAACTACGAAGCTCAGCTCAAGACATTGCAGGAAGAGCGTGACGCGCTTTCCGAGCGTGTTCGCATCCTCGATGTCGAGCGTCACCCTGAGTTCGTCAAGAAGTACGAAGGCAAGATTAGCGGCGTCTTTGATTCCGTGAAGAACCTTGTTGGAACTGACGGCGAGCGACTTGTTGATTTGCTCAAGTCTCCTGAGAGCGACTATCGCAACTCGCAGATCGACGACATTGTCGAAGGGCTTTCTCCGTCCAAGAAGGCAAAGCTCGGCGCGCTGATTGTGAAGTACGAAGAAATCAACGGCGAGCGCGCGTCAGAGATTTCCGAGGCGAAGGCTGATTACGACGCCGTCATCTCGAAATACCAGCAGGACAACGAGGAGGGTACTAAGGCTGCGCTAGAGTCGGCCACCAAGACCTGGGCTAAGGTGAGCGAGAATGCTCGCGCGCTTGAAATCTTTGAACCGCGCGAAGGAGATGATGAATGGAACACCGAGTTGAATGGCCGACTCAGTCTCGCCCAGCAGATCTTCAACGGTGAGAACAGTGAAGAGGACTTGGCTAAGGCTGCTCTGTGGGCCGCTGCTGCGCCGAAGTACCGCGAACTGCTCTATGCTCAGGTTGAGGTGAATAAGCGCCTGCAAGCTGAACTCTCAAAGTATCGCGGAAGCGAGCCTGGAGTCAGCTCACGCGCGACGACCGGCGGTTCCAGGCCTGCCAGCACAAACGCTGCGAAGAGTGAAGACTTCGTTGCCAGCGTGATGAAGTCGTTAGGACGCTGAACCTACGCTCCAAAACAATTATCCCCCGATGGTTTTCATTACCACCGGGGGATTTTCGTTTAAATCACTTACCGCGATACGGTCCGCTGCCACTCGGAACCGGCTGCGGCTTCGGCTTAACCGGCGGCTTCGGAGGCGGTGACTGCTTGTAAGGTCCGCTGCCACCAACCTTAACAGACGGCGAACCTTTGTACGGTGCGTTATTGCTCATAATTTTGCCTTCTTCCGCATCCTATGCTGATAACCGATCTTCTGAAAGCTGGTTTTTTCGCGCTTGAATCGAGCTTTCTCCGCGCTGCTCATCTCCATCGTCGTCTTTGGAGTCTTCTCGCTCACACGCTTTGTTGGCCTACAAGCGGGATATCCAGCGCGTTCTTCTCCCTCCTGACGACCGCACGGCTTGCCGGTCTTGATGTCCACCCACTTTTCGGCGAACCAACGGCCAAGACCGCCTCTGACTTTCTTATTTGACATCGGCAACCTTGTATTTGCCGCCGCGCTTCTTGTACTCACGAACGAGCCAAGCGTTGGCGTATGCTGATGGATAAACGTCAAACTTCGCCTTGGCGGCTGACTTCATCTTGCTGTAGAGCGAAGTGTTGGTTGGGACGTTCTTTTTCATTCCTTCGGCAATGCGTACCAACCCTCATGTATCGTAATCCGGTTCTGACTACGCACCGATTTGCCGCTCGCGTCAACGACCCAAACCTTAGCCTTTACGCTCTCCGCCAGCCTCACCGGCTCCCCGTGCGGGACGTAAATCACTCGGCTCGCGCAGCTCACGCTCATGCTCGCGCACACGATCAAGAAGAGAACGCTTAAGATCAGGTTGCTTCTTGGCGTCTTCATTTGTTGTGTCTTTGGTCGTCAGCGCATGAAGCCAGATGACCAGCTTCATAACGAGGTCGGCCAGGAAGTTCATTCCGTCTGTTTGGCGGGTGCAGCAGCGGCTGATTGCTTGTTCTTCCACATAGACCAAGCGACGCCAGAAATGCTGACAGCAGCACCGGCCAATTCAGCAACCTGATCGGCACTGGCCAACCCTTTAGCAACGATGAATCCACCGGCAGCGGTCAGGATATGGCGGAGAAGAGAGGAGATATTAGCGTTCATTTGTCGTTTTTGAGTTTGCGATACAGTTCCACTGCTTTCACGACGCAAGTAAGAAGCGCGGCGAGCGCGCCAAGTGCCAATGACGCAGTCTTGAGATGAGGATCGGAGAATACCGCGTTCCCCAGAATGCCGATGGCCGGACCACCGACGCCTATTGAGATATCTCGAATGAAAGCGTGGTGGTCCGTCATCGTGCGTGGATGTGTTAGTTGGCGACTGGAGCCTGAGCCTGCTGCTTGGCTGAATCGAGGATCAGATCGTAGAGAGGAAGTCCGGCTTTCACATTGTTGATGTTGCCAGCCTTCATCCCGATTTCCACGAGTTGCAGCAGGGTGTTGGTTTGTTCGAGTGTCAGTTCAATTTTAATCATGCCGCCGGAGCATCCGAAACAACCGGCTGTTCGTCAACAGCGGCGACAGGAGTTTCCGCATTGACGAGCTGCGGCTCCACCTGCGGCAACATCGGAGGAACGATTTCAACCGGCGGCGATGAAGGCTGCGCCGCCCACGGCAGCGGCGGAGCGATGATCGGCGGGTTGATCTGGTCGTTGATCTGCGCGGTGACGTTGGCTTCGATGGCGGTCTTGTTGACGCCATTGGCGAAGCACCAGCCGAGGACTTGCTGCTCGGTCAGATCAGGATACGGAGTGAAGTTCTCAGTCGGCGGAAAGAATGAGGTCGATCCGTAGCAAGTGCCGCTGTACTGATCCTGCGAGCCGTTGCATCGCCAATCGGCAGTAACAACGACATCGGTGAGAGTGCCTTCGGTCGGCTTAACGAGAAGGCGTTCGATGATCCAGTTGATGGTAATCATGGTGGTATGGATTAGGCGACTTTGACGATGATCCGCGCACGGCCATCAGCGTCGATGCTGATGACCTTACCGACGGCCAGTTGATACTGTTCAAAAGTCGGATTGCTGACAGCCTGACCTTTGATTCCGGTGCCATTGACAACCGGCACGATGTAGTCACCAGCCTTAGCTCCAGTCACGTTGACAGGAACCTGACCAGCAAACGCGATGCGGTCCACAAGCTGGCGAGCGGCTTCAAGCGCATCACCTTCAAGATCAACTCCCCACTTGTCGTTTCCGACGTAGGAAGGATCGGTCGATTTCACAACAAACGAAACAGCATCAGCGAACACATTGGTCAGCTTACCGTTCGCGTCGATACCAGCGACATCACCCTTAGACAGAATAAAGTCGCTGCATTTGACCATGTACTCGGCATAGTCAGCGCCGGAAGCGTTAACAGTTCCTCCAGCGTTGATTGAGCGCAATGTAGTTGCGTCTCGGCCAAACTTGGAAGCTGCGTTTGCAGCATTGGCATTGTATCCAGAAACGCTATAGTAGATTGAACTGGTAGCTCCACCGTTTCCTTGAATTTCAAAAACAACATTTCCTGCATCTACTGCAAGATTCTTGCGAAACGTGTGGTAAGTTCCACTCGTCGGCCCCACCAGCAAATTCCCACTCGCATCGAGCGTCATCTGAACGGTAGTTGGAGTAATGCCACCAGTACCGAACATAATCGGACCAGTTGAACCACTGCTGCGACCAATCCAAACACCACCGGGATATGTTGCGTGGCTGTTTCCGTAGAGAACGGTTGCAGCACCGAAGGATGGGGAACCTTGACCGGCTTGAATTGTAAAACTTCCGGTGTAACTGTTGTCTGCGTTGATAAGCAGATAACGTGTTCCACCAGAAACGCCGGTCATCTGGATGTTTCCGGCAATATCAAGCTTCTGAGCAGGACTAGCAACCCCCACGCCCAACCCCGTAGAATTCAAAGTCATGGCGGTGGAGCCGCCGACGTACCATGTGCTAACGCCGGTGGTGTCGATGTTGTAGCGTTCAACAGTTCCGGTTCGGATTGCTAATCCGCTATCATTTGCTGTAAGCGAAGCCTTCGCAGTTGCTGTTCCATTTGCGCGAAATGAAAGGGTTGCGCCATTGTCAGACGCACGTCCAAATAAGGAAATTGCACCACCATCTGATTTTGCAGTAACCTCCAGCGAATCTCCCTGAATCGCTGACGCCTGATTGATCAGCACTCGATTGCTGGCTGAAACAACTTTCAACGCAGTCGTCGCCACCGTCAGATCGCCGGTGATGGTGGCGGTGCCAGGAACGACGATGTTATTGCCGCTCGGGCCAGTAGCCGTGTACAGCTCCGTGAAGTTCAGATTGCAGTAATCGAACGAAGTGCGAAGCGGAGTTCCCGTTCCGTCGTTCGGTGCTGCGCCGATG